CAGCAGTATATGAAAAACAAGCAAAGTACAAAAGATATCTAAGACAGTTTCCAGAACTATACGGATGTGGATGGACAATTAGTATTGGCAATGGTGGCTCAGGCTACAGTGTAGATGATAGATTGCTTATTAGTGATCCTGTATTCAAAAATGGTACGTCTGCACCAGACATACTTATGACTGTGACAGAAGTAGACGAAAGTGGGACAATTACCGCGATGAAAAAATCAACACCGTCTTATGCTCACACATATCATACAGATGCAGGCACGTACAACAATGTGTTTTATACAACTAGTTCCACAGGAACAGGTGCACAATTGAATATGTCTAAATTAAAGCTTGTTCAACCCTGGAAGATTAATGTACTGAGAAATCCAGCAGAAGGCGCAGGGGAACCTGATTTTAGAAATAACGCTATAGACAATTTAGATATATAATTACTAATTTATACTTAAATAGAAAGGCGCCTTGAGCGCCTTTCACTTTGACTACACCAAATAAAAATCACCTATAAATAAGTGCGTACATTACTTAGATAGGATTTTAAAATATGTCAAGAGATAAAGCCTTTTTTATAAACGGTGGTGCAGGGAGAGTAGTTTGTTCAATACCTGCTTTAGAAAAATTTGCTGAAGAAAACCCAGATAACAATTTTATTATTGTATGCGAGGGCGGCACTGACTTTTATAAAGGACATCCTTTGTTACACGCAAAGGCATATGATGTTTGGCATAAAAATTTGTTTGAAGACAAATTGAAAGATATGGATCTAGTTAGTCCTGAGCCATACCGTGTTTGGGAATACTATAATCAAAAAGCAAGTTTAGCAGAAGCATATGATATTGCTATCAATGATAAAGGTATAAGAGACTTACCTAGACCAAAAATAGTTTTAAGCAAACAAGAAAAAATTGCTGGAGCTCAAGTTATAAAAGACGTTAAAGAAAAAACAAAAAAAGATAAAGTAATTGTATTTCAACCTTTTGGCCGCGGAGTGTTTAACGAAAATGGTATGATCACTGATTTTAGTGGCAGAAGTTTCGAACCAGAAAATGTATTAAGTCTAGTAAAAAAACTTACAAAAGATTTTGCTGTTGTATATATGGGCGAAATTGCATTTGAATTTCAAAAACACGGAATTACAGAACCTATTGCTATACCCCAAGGTATTGGACTAAGAGAATGGAGTGCAATTATTGCTCAAGCAGATCATTTTTTAGGTTGTGATAGTGTAGGTCAGCATATTGCATACTCATTTGAAAAAAATGCTACTGTAATATTAGGAAGTACATTTGAACAAAATGTTTCTTATCCGAATGAGGAAAAATTTAAAATACTAGATATGGGAGAAGGTGTAAGAATATACTCTCCTATAAGAATTACAGTAGATGAATATGTTGATAGACAGAACGAAGGCGTAATGGCAATGAATGAAAAGATAGAAGATGTAATTGTGAAAGAGGTAAAGACTGCTTTAAAATAATGGAAAGACTTTTCACATTTGGCTGTAGTTTTACTAACTATGCCTGGCCTTCTTATGCAGATTTATTTGGATTAGAATTTGATCAATTTGAAAATTGGGGTGTACCCGGTATAGGAAATGTTGCAATATCCAATAGAGTTGCAGAATGTAATTTAAAAAATAATTTTACAAAAGATGATATTGTTGTAGTTCAATGGACTAGCCATTTACGTAATGATTATCATATGTTTAGACAACCCCCAAAAGGCAGAGATACTGAATATAATTGGAAAACGAAAGGCGGCCTATTTTCATATACGAATAAAGATCTTTATGATAAAAAATGGATTGATAATTTTTTTGATGAAAAATCTTATGTAATGTTGACATTGAATGCAATCTATAGTACAATAAAACTATTAGAAACTACAGATTGTAATTGGAAAATGACAACGATAGGGGACTTTGCAAAACTAGGTTCAGACTATAATATTCCCTCCAGTTATGGTGAGGCACAAAATAGTAATATAAATTTATGGCAAGATTTAGATTTTTTACCATACAAAAAAATATTAGACAATAAAAATTGGGTAGACCCAATAGGGTTATATTGTTGGAAAAGTCAAGATCTGTTATATGAATGGAAAGATTTTATAGATCCACATCCGTCACCTGCTCTAGGTATAGATTGGTTATATAATGTATTAAAACCAAGTTTGAATATAGATAATTCTAAATTAACGTTAGAACAAAAAGATTGTGTTAATACGTGCGATGCATTAAAACAAAACATAGACGATTTACAAATGTATGGTGATGTGTTGTATAGAGAATTAAGCAATTTTGATAAAACATATAGAGGTTATTAAATATGGAAAATAGTCCAGTTTGGATAGCAGGCATTGCAAGAGGACATAACGCAGGAGTTTGTCTTCTAAAAGATGGCGAGATAGTTTTTAGTATAGAAGAAGAAAGACTTACAAGAAAAAAGTACGACGGTGGACCTCTAGCATCTATTCTTGCAATTAAAGAGTATACAGATAAAATTGATTATTTGGTTGTTGCACATACTACACCACTTAATGGTGCGGGACAACTTGATTATACCGGTGAAGATATTTACACCGGGCTTGCTAGAAAAATAGGTTTAATCGAAGATTTACCTCATTCGGATGACGGTCACCCGCAAGTGATTGATATGGCAATGTTCCATCATAAGTTACACGCTGGACTTGCTTTTTATAATAGTGGTTTTGAAGAAGCAGTTGCAGTAATTGTTGATGGAGCAGGAACTTTCTTTCCTCTTACAATAGGAGACGAAAGTATGACTGTATATGAAACTGAAAGTATCTACAAATGCACATATCCTGCTAATATCGAAACACTGCACAAAACAATGGGTGCAAGAAATATGTTGGTTAATGTTTATCTTCCGGATTTTAGTGGCGGAGATTGGGAACCAGACGCAAAATTTAATTTGTCCTTATCAGACAAAGCAGGTATTGTAAAAGCATATGAAGCAGTAACAGAATATTGTGGTTGGAGCAGTATTGAAGCAGGTAAAACTATGGGACTATTTCCTTACGGAAAACCTAATGACGAATTTCCTGAAATTATAGAAGATAATGATTGTATAGTTCCTACAACAAATAGAAATTTAATACTACCAAGATATCCTAACGGTGCTGTTGTAAATGCAAATATGTACAAGTACTTACAAAACTATGAAGCAGATGACATAACCACTTTAGATAATAGAAGAGATATGGCGTATGCTGTACAAACAGAATCACAAAAAGCAGTAGCAGATTTAATTAGACACGCTGTTGAACTAAGTGATTGTAAAAAAGTTGTTATAAGTGGCGGCTATGGATTAAATTGTGTAGCAAATTATTATTACCTTAACGAATTAAAAGACGAAGGAATTGAAATTTATGTAGAGCCTGTTTCTAATGATGCAGGCACAGCAATGGGTGCAGCTTTACTTTGGCATCACAATACTACCGGTGATACTACAGTTAAACCACAAGCAGAAACAGTTTACTACGGTCCGGCATACTGCTATACCGATTCTGAAATCGAAAGTGTTGTGAAAAAGTATAATGCCGGTATAGTTGATGCCTCACAAGACGATATAATTAACTTAATGGTTGATAGAAATATCGTTACACTGTTTCAAGGTAAAAGTGAAAATGGTCCAAGAGCTTTAGGTAACAGAAGTATTATGTATGATCCAACAGATCCTAATGGTAAGGATTTTGTAAACGAAGTCAAACGTCGAGAGTACTTTCGTCCGTTTGCAGGATCAATTCTAGAAGAAGATGCACACGAATGGTTTGATCTACGCGGTATGAAGTCGTCGCCTACAATGATGTATGCTGTAAATTGTCAACCCGGTGTTGAAGAAAAAATACCTGCTATTATTCACGTAGACGGAACTTGTCGCATACAAACAGTGAATAAAGAACAGAATGAAAACTATTACAATATAATTAAAGCATTTAAAGAACGCACAGGTTGTCCAATTATTTTCAATACTAGTTTCAATTTAGGCGGCGAACCTTTAGTGGAAACTCTAGATGATGCTGTACGTACTTTAGTTAATAGTAGAATAGAATATCTTTACTTGCCCGAATACGGAAAATTAATAACTGTAAAAAACTGATAAATACTGTGTCAATAGCAAGGTATCATAATGCAAGATCTAAAAAAATTCCTAGCAAAAGGAATGAAAAACACAGTATTATTTAGAAATAACGCAGGATTAAGTCATAAAGGTCCCTGGAAACAAATCTATGGTTCTACACGCATAGATCGATGGCACGTTGGCGATTTTGCAACAGTTGAATATACTATAAGTGTAGACTTTGATAGAGACAACAAAGAAATACTTAAAGCATTAGTTACTGCTAGTATTGATAGAGCAAGTGTTGTAGTATTTGCAAGAAATAATACTCTTAATGACATTGTAGAAGTCGAAGTAACAGTTAATGACAGTTATGTTGATGTAAATCTTACTCCGGTTATAGATACAGAGCTTGGAACAAACTTTACTGGCGCCAAAGCTATATTCACAGGACAATATTTTCACACACTTACTCCTCCTATTGTCTGATAAATAACATATAGGAGAGTAATAATGGCTGTAATTAATTCACCGTTTGAATCAAAATATGGTTTCAAAGGGCCAGGATTCACTGTAGATGAAGAAGGTAATATTATTGCAAATAGTATTATCACAGCAACTACTCCAGGCGACGATGACGATGTAACTATTGTTGATTTCACCGTAACAGTAGATACACAAACTAACTCATTTTCTATAGCAGAAGCTACGGGCACAAATCCTTCTATAAGTGTTGCTAGGCAATCAGTATATACTTTTGCTCTTGATGTTCCTGTACTAAACTTTTTTATAGTTTCGGGAAACCAAATAGATTCTGGTTTATACAACACAGGCATCTCTCACAGTGACGGATCAACAGGATCTGACGCTCAGGGAAAGAACGACGGTACTTTAAGATTTAGTATACCGTTGAATGCTCCAGATACGCTGTATTATACAGATACAAATCGTACTAATTTTGGTGTCATAAATGTTGTTGATCCAATAGGAAGATTTGGAACAATAAGTGTAACTGATGTTTTAAATTCGACCTCTCCTACTACTGGCTCAGTAACGTTAGCTGGCGGATTAGGGATTGAAAAAGATTTATATATCGGCGGATCACTGAATGTAGGCGGCACAGGAATTACAAGTTTAGCATCCTCTAATAACTTAGAGTTAGAGGCAGTAAACGAAATATCTTTGCGAATAGAAGGACAAGAAATATCAAAAATAGGTTCAACCGGCTTGTCAGGAACAATAATTGATAGTACAATAAATAACAGTACAATTGGAGCAATTACACCGGCTGCTGCATCATTTAGCACAGCAAAGGTTACTGCGACACCGACAGCGGACGAAGATATAACAAACAAACAATACACTGATAGTACAGCACTAGCACTATCTATAGCATTTGGATTATAAGTAATGGCGAAGACACAAATAAAAAATTATGTATTCAAACCAGGATTAGGAAGATTAGATAATTTATTTCCTGATGCATACTCACTATTAAGTTCTAACAAAACTTTTATACAAAAAGAAGCAAATGCATTTATTCAAAACAAAGTTAATCAAGGACAAGTTGGTTATGTAGGATATACTTACAATGCAGAAAAATGCGAAAGAGATGTTGGTTATGTAATTGATGCATACTTAGAAGATTTAAGATATGGCGGCAATGAAACTTTAAAAAATACAATCAAATATTATTGGGATCAAGGTGTTGCTCAAATTGATGGCGATAGGACTCCCGAAACAGATGTACACGAATTTATTGGGACTCTAATTACCGATTATATTTTTACAAATACAGTATATACAAAATTAAATACAGAAGTATCACAAACCATAGATACAACCAAAACTGTTCAAGATTTAAGTTATACACCTTTAGGTGCTAACTATAATCCTTCAACAGGATTTATGGAAGTAACAATTGGAAGCCACTCATTAAGTGTTGGCGACGAAATACACATTGCACCTGCTGGAATAACATTTACTTGTGCATTAGACGGTAATGCAACAACTCATCCATATCCTAGAGCATCAGGTGTTCCTAACGACTACGGTAAAGACAAATATTACTATTCTCCAGTTAAGATTACCTCTACAACATCAAATACTATTACAGTAAATGTTGGAGTAAGTTCAGATACAAGCTTGCACACATTTGTAAGTGCTACTGCTGGTGCAATAACAGCAGGTGCTCCGGCTAAAATTAATACACTTGCATTTAATACTGTTGATGTTATAGAAAACGGATTAAGTGCTTTACCTGTATTAGCACCAATTGGATTAGGATATGTAAAGATTCAAGGTCGTTATAATGCAGATGAACTACTTTTAATTACTAACTCTACAAGAAGTGAAGTTATGTATAACTTTACTAATGTACAAACAGGTGCTAAAGTTAGAATTACGGATAATAATTCAGCTGATGATGACTTTCCTTTTTATCTACAAACCACAGATGCAGTTACACTTATTGAATTGAACTATGATACAAGTTCACACAGTGTAGACGACGAAATACAGGTATTTGTTGAAAAAATTGAAAACGGACGAAGTGTTGTTACAACCCGACCTTATGATTTTGGCACTGATGCTATCGAACGTAATAGAATTGCACAACCTCTATCTATGCTTGACGCTGACTTTGAGTACGGCTTACAGCCTACTAAATGGGCAGCAATTGGTACACTAAGAGGTTATCCTTCAGTGTATGAAGTACCAGGAACAGATACTGCTGTTTTAGAAGTTACTACTGATGCATCAGCGGGAACACAAGGTGTAGGTCAATCATTAATAACAGTCAAAACTGTTGCACCGCACGGGTTTATACCAGGTACACCAATTACTATAAAAGCACTTGAAGATAGTGTAAATGGTGCTGCAAGAGCAGAAGGTTCGTTTGTTATTGTTACAGTACCATCCAATAATGAATTTACATATTATGCAAAATCTAAGGTTGGTACAGTTCAAGGTACTATTCTGTCTACTACATATACTCAGCTAAGAGAAGCAGGATTTTATACAGGTGCTGACATAGGTGGCTCATCTTGGACAGTAGCAAGTCAAGGTAGTTCAGGTACAATGACTACAGAACTTGCTGTTTTATCAGGGAGCACAATTATTCCTTATGACGACGATGCACCTGAAATTGGTTCTCCCTTAGAAACAGTGGGCGGACAAATTCCTTTAGGTTCACAGGTTACTGGTATTATTGACCAATCACAAGGCGGCGGAGTATATTTAACACCAACGCTTGTAGGAGATGTACAGGCAGGAAATAATACTGTTACAGTAAGTAATATAGCCGGAGTAGTTGAGAATTTAGCGGTAGACAGAGGTGACGGTTACGCAATTTATGTGGATAGTATATCAAACAACGATATCACATTTAGTGGCAACTTTACTGAACCAGTAATAGGTAACAGAACTACTTATACAGGAGTTACAGGTGTAAATGATACTTCAGACGGTGAGAATGCAAAATTTGATATTAGTTTTGCTGTAGATTCTTCCTTTACATATGTTGTAGATGCTGTAGCTAACGACGGCGGAGAAGGATATAAAGTAGGTGATAGAATTATTATTCCTGGAACTAGTTTAGGCGGTACAAGTCCAGAAAACGATGCTACAATTACTGTAATAGAAGTTTTAGATAGTGCTGACAGTATCGCGCCAACCGGCGTTGAAATAAGCGGAACCCACTTTAACAACGACATATACTTGCCTGCACAATCAGCTACTTTTACAGGCGGCACAGGAACTGATGCTGCATTTGATGTAACGTTTTTAAATAATGTTTTTACAAATGTTACAGTATCATCTGGTCAAGCAGGTACAGGATATGCAGTAGGCGATGTTATTAGGATTGAAGGATTCATATTTTCCGCAACTGCTAATCCATTGCAGTTTTTAAAAATAGGTGTTGATGCAGTTGACCCTAACGGAGCAATTACAAGCGTAAGTTTTGCTGGAACTGCACCTAATGTAGACACGACATATAATGGCGTATCATACAGCACAACAAGTGTTTCGGGTACTAACGCCGATTTTAATGTAAGAGTAAATGGCACAAACTATGAAGTGACATTCAATAACACAGGTGTAAACTATCTTGCTACAGAAAGTTTTACAGTACTAGGTACAGATGTAGGCGGAGCAACGCCGACTAATGATGTAACTATTGTAATTGATAATGTAGGTGCTAATGGAGAAATCACTGCAACAACAGTGAGTGGTGTTACGAGTAATGGTGCAACGTCTCAAGGACAACCGGGAAGTAATGTAACGCCAACCGACGCTGAATTTAATGTAAGTCAGAATGATGCTGTATATGTAGTTGATCTTGTAAACGGAGGCGAAAATTACTATATAGGGCAAGAATTAACTATACCTGGTACATTATTCGGGGCAGAAAGTCCTGCTAATGATGTTACAATTACAGTGACAGGGGTTAATAGCTTACTCGAAGGTGAAATTGTTACTGTATCATCAAGCGGAACAGGCTACGAACCTATTGGTATATACATTGATGTTTTTGGGGCAAATGATCCTAATGTTGGTACTAATGCAGAATTTAGTTTAGTTAGAGATAACGGATTGTATGGAACTATACTTACAACGAACACCGGCCAAGATTACAAAATCGGAGATAGAATTATTATTTCGGGTAATACATTAGGAGGCATATCACCACTAAATGATTTAACTATAAGAGTATCCGGGGTTGACGGTACAGGAGGAGTGACTGGGTTTACTCCTGACTTTATTGAAGCTTCTAGAGGAACAAATTTTGATTTGATTTCTACAGTACAAATGTCAGAAGCGACTACAGCTGATATGCCTAGGCTAACAGATATTGACTTTGGATCATTAGCAACATTAGAAATAGAATTTACTAGTGCTCACGGACTTGTTCCAGGCGGCACCTTTATTGTGTCTGTCGGTTCCGACGACGGCAATAATAATCACGATCTTGCTGCTGGATCATTCTTTGTTACTGATGTGCCAACTGTGAATAGTCTACGATATCAAGCAAGGGCTGAAGGATTTATTGATACAGGCACAAATAATGCCGATCCAATACTTGGAATAGTATATCCGCGCCCTGACAGTTTCTTTATTCACAGACCGTATGATGGCGGTGTACAGTTAGGTACGGGCGGCCCGCAACACGGTGCGCAAGCAATACGTCAAAGTAAAAAGTATATTCGTTACCAGTCAGGTAAAGGTATTATGTATACAACTGGTGCGCTATTTGCTCCAAGTTACGATTTACGCAGTTTAACAGCCGACGGAGTTGAAGTTGGTTCATTAATCACTGTCGTAACAGATGATAATGATCACGGTGTACAATCAGGAGGAATAGTGCGCCTGCTAGGTGTTGAAACACCAGGATACAACAGTGGTCCTGAAACAGCAGTACCGCCAACATTTGACTATGAAGTTGTTGATGTATTAGACGAAAGAACTTTTACAATCAGAGCTCAACGCAGATTAGGTGCAACTGAAGCAGTGCTAGGTTTTGGATCGCAAATGAGTGTTGTTAGCTGGCACGGCGCTACAGTACGCTCTGGTATATTTGATGACCAAAATGGCATTTTCTGGGAATTTGATGGTACACAAATATCTGTTGTACAACGCACAGGTACCAGACAGTTAGCAGGAACAGTGGCAATAGGTGTTGACAGCAATTTAATTACAGGCACAAACACAAGATTTGTAGATCAACTCAAGGCCGGAGATAGAATTATTATTAAAGGTATGACACACGTTGTTACACACGTTAACGATCAAACAGAATGTACAGTTACTCCTGACTTTAGAGGAGTAGTTGATATTACAGGTGCAAAGATTAACTTAGTAGTTGATAAAAAAGTTAAACAGAGCGAGTTTAATTTAGATAGACTAGACGGTACCGGTCCAAGCGGATACGATATTGATATTGCTAAGATGCAGATGATTGGTATTCAGTACAGCTGGTATGGTGCCGGTTTCATTGACTTTATGCTACGTGGTTCAGATGGTAACTTTGTATTCTGTCATAGAATGCGTAACTCAAACGTAAACACAGAAGCATTTATGCGTTCAGGTAACTTGCCTGTACGATATGAGGTTACCAATGAAGGGCCTTCAGGCAAACTTGCTGCTGCTTTGAATGACACTGATACAGTAATGACATTAGAAGATACAAGCTTTTTCCCCGAATATGGAACAGTCTATATAGATAATGAGATTATTGACTTTACTGGAAAAAATGACACACTTAACCAATTAACAGGATTAATTAGAGGTGCAACATTTGAAAACTTTCAGGCTGGCGCAAATAGACAATACACAGCAGGACTTGCTGCAAATCACGATGCAAGAACTGGTGTTGTATTAATATCACAAACTATTACTCCACTTATATCACACTGGGGTTCTGCGTTCTTAACAGATGGTGGTTTTGATGAAGACCGCGGTTACATTTTCTCTTATACAGAAACAGCGTTAGAAATGTCAACATCAAAACAAACAGCATTTTTAATTAGATTGTCACCGAGTGTTTCAAACGCACTTGTTGGAGATTTAGGAGAACGAGAACTTTTAAATCGTGCGCAGTTATTGTTGCAAGAACTAGAAGTTACGTCAGAAGGACAATCGAGCGGAACACCTATTGAAGGTGGTATTGTTGTTGAAGGGGTACTTAATCCTAAAAACTATCCTACAAACCCTGCGGATATCTTGTGGCAGACATTGAGTACAGAAGCACAAGGTGGTCAACCAAGTTTTGCACAGATTGCTGCAGGTGCGTCTGTTAATTGGTCAACGGGTGCTTCAGCTGTAGTAACAACAGTCACGGCTCAAAGTGCAATTACAACTGGGATACTAGCTAGCCAGACCAATACCGACGATAATTTTAGACTTCAAGGCGCTAGTTATTCTACTAATGGTCCTATACTAATAGGATCTGTTACAGGTGGTACAAACGGTGACGGAGGAACTATTCCTGCTGCAACTGTAGAAAGAGTCCGACAAAGAAATAACGGAAATTGGGAAATTGATACTAATAATGATGTGAACTATTTCTACTCCGGAGACACAGTTACTTTCACATTTGGAGGTAATTTAACTAACAGAAACTTTGCTTATATAACTAAAGCAAGTTTTGATGCCTCTGGAGCAACACAAGGTACATCAGTGACAGGTGGATCTGTTACTTTCCCTGCAAACACCTTTATATCTAATATATCATTGTTGAACCACGGCGGCACAGAATTTTATCGAATTACATTTAATAACTCTTTCACAGGAACATTAAATGCAGGTAGCGGCACAATCCAGTTTACACAGTTAGAACCTCCTTATGCACAGCCAGGAGAAACAATTTTCTCTTTCATTGCACAGCCAGGCGAACGTGCAACTGTTGATTTTAGTGAACTTAAAGAACTAACAAATACTCCACTAGGTGGTAGAGGTACTTATCCTAACGGTCCTGACGTACTAGCTCTAAACGTCTATAAAGTTAGTGGTGCAGATACAACTGGTAACTTAATTCTTAAATGGGGCGAAGCTCAGGCTTAAACAGTTTCTAAATAATCAACAAAGGCAGCTAAATTATCAAATACTCTGGTTGCCTTTTTTATCTTTTGATATGTAAATCTTTTGTTGATTAGTTCTTCAGTTTCTTTTCCGTGACCTGTTCTAACTAGTATAGGTCTTGCACCTATTTTCATAGCAGCTTTAAGATCTCTAATCCTATCTCCTACATAAAACCCTTTAGAAAATTTAACGTGCGGCACTTCTTTTTCGCACCGCCTAAACATTCCTATGTTAGGCTTAGCATACATATCTGTTTTGTGGCTGCTTTCACTGTAATACAATCCGTCTATGCTATGACAACCGGCTTTGCCTAATTCTTCAAACATATGATTGTGTAGAGTATCTACATCCTGTTGTGTATACAATCCTTTTGCTATGCCGCCCTGATTTGTAATAATTGCTATTTTATGTCCTAGTTTACGTAATTTTACTATAGCTTCTAAGCTTCCTTCTTCGAACTGCCAATCTTCTACTTTATAGACATAGTCTCCTATATCAACATTAATTACACCGTCTCTATCTAAACCAACTACACACTTAGGTGCAATATATCCTGGTTGTTGTGATTCGTCTCCCCAATAAATATCAACCATTAGTATCTTCTTTTTCTAGAGCTTCTTGTGCTCTTTGACTATCACCAGGTGCAACTCTATAGTTGTCTTCTACACTATCGGCTGTACTTACTTCAGTAATACTGCTACCGTCAACAAGTGCAATTAATTGATGCGGTTGTAGTGGTGGATTGTGCCAGGTATCTCCTTCAGCTAAATCTTTTTCGTGAAGTCTTGCATTAGTAGTATCAATCCATCGAACTTTAAATTTGCCAGAATTAACAAACCAACTTTCGTCTTTTTCTCTATGAAAATGCATACTAAACATATTACCTGCTCTTTCAAAAACCATAATTTTGCCACAGTATTTGTCGTTAGTAGCCCAAATTAATTCGTAACCCCAACCCTTTTTTACAAATCCTTCAAGTCGCTGCATTTATGTAATCCTCTATGTTTGTCCATTCCATATCTATAGTATTGTTTAGCTTTGTTAAATCTGCACAAGTAAATTCTTGGTATTGACCTTTTAAATTTTCCGGCATTTCGATATAATTAATTTTTGCTCCGTATTTTTTTGAAATACAATTTGCAACAGTATCAAAACTTACTGCACGACCTGTGCCTACATTCCAAATACCAGACTCATTGATACTAAACATTTTTTCGTGTACACGACAAACATCTTCAACACAGACAAAATCTCTTAAATAGTTTTCTGAACCTTTAAACAATTCAATATAACCTTTTTCTTTTGCTTGTTTTGTAAACTTAGTAAACGGACTTGCCATATTTCCTTTTTGTTCTTCATTGAATTGCCCATAAACATTAAAATATCTAAAGCCTTGTATTGTAATATCAAATTCATCTTTGTATTGATTTACAAATCTATCAAACAGATACTTGCTCCAAGCATATGGCGATTTAGGTAGTAACGGACCGTCTTCCTTAAAATGTGTAGGACGCCAATCTCCATAAACACTTGCGCTAGATGCATATTGTAAATTTACACCAAAATGACCACAGGCTTGTACAAGTCTAGTGCTCATTTCTAAATTTTGTTCTAATATAAGCTCAACATCTGTTTCTGTTGTAGAACTATTTGCACCTAAGTGTATTACCCAGTCATAGCCTTGTGGATCCGGAATAGCATTAGGTACATAATCCCATCCTTCTACTTCGTGTCCTTGTGCGTGTAAATATTGTGCAACGTTTGCACCTATAAACCCTTTATCTCCTGTTACTAATATTTTCATAGTGCTGCCTCTATTATGCTAGTTGTAGAATAACCATCAACAGTTGAAACTATGTGTACATCTGCTAAATCATTACCTACAACTTCTTCTATTTTATAATCACCGCCCTTTACGATTAGATGCGGTTTTATTTGTTTAATTAATTCATATGGAGTATCATCGTCAAATACAACAACTTCATCTACCCACGGTAACATTTCTAATTGTGCTATGCGTTTAGTCACATTATTAATGGGTCTAGTCTCGCCCTTTAGTCGTTTTACACTAGCATCTGAATTAATGCCTACAATTAGACGATTTCCTAAATTACGTGCTTCGTTTAGTAATTCAAAATGTCCTTTGTGGAGTATATCAAATACACCATTTGTGAAAATTATACGTTCTTCCAAATCATTTTGTTTTAGAATATATGTACCACTATGTTTCACACTTTCTGTAGATCCTTTAACAGCAAGTTCTAAACAAGTTCTATGATTATACCCTCTGGTTAACGCATAAACAAATGCTGCTAGGAAACAATCCCCTGCACCTGTGACATCACTTACTTCTACGGGGTCTACCGGTATAGTATAATATTCTTTGTCAATTTCTGCTATTACAGGATTTGATGCATTTGTTGTTATAATATTACCAAGCCACTTTGTAAAGCCTAACCTTTCAAATTCAGAACTATTAGGTTTTACCAACCAAGCACCTTCATAATGAGTCGCGTGTGTTTTTGGATCTACAATTATCTTACAACCAAATTTATTAATGTGTTCAATAATACGTTTAGATTCGTCTAACACTCCCTTGTCATAATCACTTAATATTACATAATCATACCATTGAAAATCCTTATTAAGAATATCGTTTAGTATTTCAGCACCATTTACATCATAATCGTTATCTATACGTGTAACATAATGTCCATCACACATTACACGAGTCTTAACACTTTTAGGCTGATCATAATCGTAAAGTGTAACATCAACACCTAGACTTTCTAAATTTTTATAAACTAATCCTGCGCCACCTATAGTTTCTACAATATGTTCTTGTGTAACCACAGGAACAGGAGCCTCCGGACTCAAACGTGTGCTGCTTCCGTAGATATATTTGTCAATGATTATATCGCCAATAACTAGGACTTTCATACTTTATTATACTTTATTTTTTGTTATGTGTCAAGTAAATTAATAGTTTGGAATACTGTGTCTAATTTACGTAGATTGACTTTACTTTGAAGAGTATTACGTAGACCGTGATGTAAAGGCTTAGGCCATTTTGTAAAACTGCACCAGGCGTAACCGTTGTGTTCATTATTAAGTTGGGGGATAAATTCTTCCTTTATTACACACAAATAAGTGTGAAAGTAAAATTTATTATCAGATGAAATAAAACTTTCTAACGGTAATGTCTTCTTTATATCGGGCAAAAATCCAATTTCTTCTTCTATTTCTCTTTTCAAGCCTTCGAACGGAGTTTCAGACAGTTCGTTTTGTCCACCAACTAGCCCCCACATATTACTACGCTTGCCGTTTGCTCTATGTAAGAATAAAAATCTATTGGTTTTTAATGTATAAAAAAGTGCGCCGCTGCAAATTATATGGTCAGTCATATAATTAATTATCCTGCAAGCTCAATCCTCCAGGATCCAACTGGATAATCACCGTCTATAGATTTAAACCATTCTCCGTTTTTGAATCTATATTGTACACTTGTATTCAAATTTGTTGTGTAAGTAATTGCTGTAGTTTCACTTGCATCAAATACAATGTTCCATTTAGAACCGTCCCATTCTATAATATCGTTAGCCTTAGCAACCAGTCCTGTGCCATCTGTATTTTGCCAGGCTGCAGGAACGTTTACTGCATTAGGATCTCCCAAGTCTTCAAGTAATAATAGCCTTAAGCCTGTAACTTTGATAGCACTCGGATTAAAACTCACAGGATTTATGATATAATCTATACTTGTTCTACCTTGTATGATTGTGTCACTAGGAAAACTGTCAGTGTCCCAGTTAATTAATATTTTACCCTCATCAAATGGACTAAGGGTAAAAGTGCCTGTAACAGTTGCATCACTATCAAGATTAGTTAGATATATTCTACTTATATCTGCTGCATAAGTGCCTGGCAATGCTTCAAATACTTCGCGCCATCCTCTGTTACCTACTATGCCATTTGAATAAAGCTGGGCAGTGTCTGTATCTAAATAAACGCCGTACTTGTTGTAATTTACATTTGCTGTGTTTTGTGCAAGGTCAGTTTCTGATTTGCTTCCAAATTCGTTTGTTGTAATACCAGAATTTGCAAAATCGTCGTATTGATTTAATTCAGGCACAGTAATGCCGTCTTCTATTGTTCCTCTTTCTTCATCAAACATACTAGTTATAATGTTAGTAATAACACCCATTTTGCGAACTTTGGTAGGAGGACTAATGTAAATTGGCACACTAAAAGTAAGTGTAGCAATATCTATTTCCGAATCAACACCTACAGGAACACTGCGATTAGACCATTGTACATTTTCAAGATTTACAACAGTAATACTTGTCCAGTCTATGAAGTTATCTGTAGTTTGCATTTCTAAACTAGGATTAAAAAGTACGAGTATTTGTTCTAATATTTGTAATTTTTGATCTGTATTAGTTGTCCATATATCTGCATTAACACGCATCATATAAGGTGTTGGTATTAGCCTTTCGACTGTATAGTTTTTACCTTGATAATTTAGATATTCTTCGTTTGTTTCGTCGTATGCTCGTTCTCTAATATTTGTCTTACGTGTATATGTTGCATCCGTAAGCCTGTCTTTATCTAATTCTAAGCCTGTTAGATACACAGCGATACGAGGTGCACTAGGCAATTTATTTTCAGAATTTTCTCGAATTATATTTGCAACTTGTCTTGTTAGATCTCCATACGTAACGGGCACTTCTTTGGTTCTTCCATCGCCTTCTTTGATAGGAAAATTACTAAGTATGCGCATCATTTGTGTAAGATATCTTCTTACTTGTCCGTCATAAAAGTGTTGCATCAGTTATCCGCCGTTGGTTTCTTTGGCCTAAGTGCTTTAGACAAACTTTGTCTTTCTTCAACTTCTTCACCGCTTATTGTGTTGACATTTGTGTTATTAATAAATGTTGTTTTATAAGTTTGTCTTTCTAGTGTATTGCTTAGTGTCATTCTTATATCGTCTGTTACTTTCACCCACCTTGACCCATCATATCTAAACATTCTATTTGGTAAAAAGTCTGTACGTAAAAAGTAATCTCCTTCATTGTTGTCCCTTGGGAATTGTATACCAAATCCAAATGGTGCACCGTTTGGAGCAACATCGCCTGTACCTACTAGGTATCCTGAATAACCTTCACGTTCTGGTCTATTAGTTACTTCGTCAGCACTTACTGTAAACCCGCTTGCATCTAATTCTTCTGAATCGGCTGTTCTAAGGTCAATACTTCCATCATCATTTGTTGCTACTGTATAGTAATGATTTATATCATATCCACTCTTGGGCGCATCTGCTTCTGCCTGTGCTACTACAGCATTATTAATTTGCATTTCTTTTTCATATGAAGAAAGAATGTCACGTAGTGTATTATCTGAACCTTCTTCTGCAGGTAAATCTAAAATTTCCTTGAATTCTGTACTATCTACGATTTGTTTTAACTTTAGTCTGTATAAATGCGGATACCAAGTTTGGCTGAATCCTTCAGCTGCTCTATTAACATCTTCAACTACATAAAATCTTTTCAATGCAATAGTATAATCATTAAGTGCATATTCGTCTTTGAGATGCGGAAGTTCAACTACATCACCAGGCATAATTTTTCTACCAAGTGTTTTTACTGAACTGTTTATATGAATTGTCATAAACAGTGTATCATTACTTAGAAATAATCCAAACTGTGAAAGATCGAAGTCAATGTCTTGAACATTGTATATGCCTCTCATAGAGTAAACATCAGGATCATATTTCCTGTCCCTGTTTTCTAAGAAAAGTAAATCTTGAATATTTGTTTCTTTTACAGCATCATATTGTGGCTGATCAGCAGTAGCTTCGCCGTCTGCTGGGTTAGCAGGACCTAAATATTTGTGTATATTAATGTCTGTGCCGCCAACAGTAAACATTTCATAGACTTGCTTGTCTATAAAATGATAATCATTGCCGCGTTCTGGTTTATATAATGATAGTCTTGGCATATACATATTTATCGATAACATAAATACTATACGGAGAACTTCTATGGCAAATTTAGCAACACAAAAACAAGAAGTATATGATTATGTTAATACCTTCCTAGGCGGAGGGATGATTGATGTTGAATTAGATCCTATACATTATGAAACTGCACTTACAAAAGCATTGACAAAATTTAGACAGCGTTCAGACAATTCAGTTGAAGAATCATATATGTTTTTAACTACAGTTATTGATCAAAATGATTATGTTTTGCCGAATGAAGTAATTGAAGTACGCAAACTATTTCGTAGAAGTATAGGTTCTAGAACAGGCGGAGGCGATGGCGGTAGTTTGTTTGAACCATTTAACTTGGCATATACAAATACTTATTTGTTGTCTAGCTCTAAAATGGGCGGACTTGCTACATATGACCTGTTTTCTCAGCACCAAGAGCTAGTAGGTAGAATGTTTGGTTCGTTTATTGAATTTAAATGGAACAATACTAGTAAAAAACTGACTTTGTTACAACGCCCCAGAGCAGAAGAAGAACTGTTACTTTATTGCTATAACTATCGTCCTGACAGCGAACTATTAAGTGATTACCTAGCTGTTCAATGGATCAAAGATTACACACTAGCAAGTTGTAAATATATGCTAGGCGAAGCACGTTCAAAGTTTGCTACTATTGCAGGGCCACAAGGCGGTTCAACACTTAATGGTGATGCCCTAAAAGCAGAAGCACAAGCAGAATTAGAAAAATTAGAGTCTGATGTATCTCTTGCTGTGCCCGGCGGGACAGGTTACGGTTTCTTAATTGGTTGACAAAGTTACTATTTTACGTTATACTTAATTTTATTAAGTAGAGGTATAGAATGAAATTGCTAGTAATTGGGCACGGCCGCCACGGCAAAGATACCGTTTGTGAAATATTACAACAAAATTATAATCTAAGTTTTGAATCCAGTAGTCGATTCTGCTCAAAACTTTTTATCTATGATATGTTAAAGGACAAGTATGGTTATACTAATGAAGAAGAGTGCTATGCTGACAGGCATAATCACAGAGCAGAATGGTATGATGCTATCTGTGATTTTAATAAAGGCGACGGAGCTCGTCTAGGTCGAGAAATATTTAAAGAACACGACATTTATTGCGGACTGAGAAATAAGCGTGAATTCTTTGCAATGAAAAATACAAATGTATTTGATTATTGTATTTGGGTAGATAGAAGTGATCATTTGCCTCCAGAACCTAAAGATAGTATGAGTTTAGAACAATGGATGTCTGATTTTACAATTGATAATAATGGCACAATAAACGCACTTATGTTTAATACATACCAACTGATTGAAAATCTAAAAGTCGGGCGTAAGGTCTCCCTGCTTCCAACGTGAACCTTCTTTTTGCATTACCCTTTGACAATTAGCACATATTGTTTTTAAATTATTAGGACGGCAATTATTTAAATCTCCGTCTATATGATATACATTAAACTGTTCTTGGTGTTTACTTGTGTGTCCGCATTTTTCACAAGTATCTTTTTTTTCATAACCTCGTTGCTGCCATTTTGGTATGCCGTGACCTATTCCCTTACGTAAGCAAGTTTCGCAAAGACTGCGATAATATTTTTTATTATCTTTTTTGTAATTTATTGCAGCAGGACGTTGTCCGCATTTGCATAATGGCCTCATATTGTATTTACCTCACCTTTTCGGTCCCTTTTTTTGGTGCAATTACCTGGTGAAATGTTTGCAAATTACTAAATACAACATATAGAACAATATCATTTTGATAGGAGAAAAGAAAATGGCATTAGTATCACCAGGCGTAGAAGTCAATGTAATTGACGAATCATTCTACACTCCGGCCGCAGCTGGTACGGTACCTATGATTTTTGTTGCAACTGCTACGAATAAAACTTCAAGCAGTGGCGCAGGAATTGCAGCAGGTACAACCAAAGCAAACGCTGGTAAACCATATTTAATCACCAGCCAAAGAGAGCTTGGTGAAACATTTGGAGATCCGTTATTTTACTCAGATGCAAACGGCAATATGATTCACGGAGGTGAATTAAATGAGTACGGACTACAAGCAGCTTATTCAGTTTTGGGCGTATCTAATAGAGCATACGTTGTAAGAGCTGATTTAGACTTAGCAAAACTAACAGCAAAATCAGATGCACCTGGCGGCGAGCCAGCAAATGGTGCAGCTTGGATAGACACTCAAACAACTAGCTTTGGTATCTTAGAATGGAACGGTGCACCTGTTACTTCAACAGGCGGACAGTCATTTTCTGTAGTACCAAGAACAGTTTTAGTTGAATCATCTGATATTGATTCAAATACATCAGCACCAAAAACATCAATTGGTCAAATAGGCGATTATGCTATAGACGGTACAATTGATGCAGGTGACGTTGCTACTGAATTTAGAGTGTTTTATAAAACACCAGGAAGAACTGCAAATGCAGGATCTGCAGGTGACTGGGTAAGAGTAGGATCTACACAATGGTCAGCAAGTTGGCCAGTTGTAAGAGGTACAAAAACTCCAGTTTCAATTGCACTCAGCGATACTATTATAATTAATGGTTTAGAAGTAACTGCAACTGGTACAACAATTACACAGCTTGCTACAGACATTAATGCAAGAGGAATCGCAGGTGTAACAGCAGCAGCAGTTGATAGCGCATTAGAAATATATTCTACCGGAGTAGATGTTGTAATCGAAACAGGTGACGGAGCACTAGTTGGTGATGAAAACACTGCTTCAGAAGATGGCGGCGCACTAGGTATTATTACAGGTACATATGCTGCACCTAAAATTACAATTGCTCCTCATACAAGTGTTCCTGCTTACAAAGATGGCGGAACAGCTGAAGCACCTACAGGTTCATTGTGGATTAAAACTACACAACCAAACGGCGGTGCAGATTTCAGTGTTAAAAAGTATAACAGTGATACACAATTATGGGCAAGCGTTGATGCTCCGATGTATGCATCACCAGAAGCAGCACTGTTTGGTTTAGATAAAGCCGGCGGTGGGTCAAATCTACTAGCTGGAGATTTGTATGTAAATGCAAATATTAATGAAACTAATCCTATAGTAGTAGATTTCCAAGTAAATGAAAGAGTAGCAAACGGCGCAACAGTTGTTACAGGTGACAAAATCACAACTAATCTAACAGCAGGTACTTACTCATTTACTTTAGAAGAAACCACAGCAGGAAGTCTAACAAGATCATCTAAAACAATAACACTTATTACACTAGGTGCAAGTACAGATGCAGATAAACTAGCAGCAGCAATTAATGCAGCAGGATTTACTAACATTGTCGCTTTGGTTGACGCTTCAAACAAAGTAAGCATCCAACATAAATTAGGTGGCGATATTAGAGCAGCTGATACAGACGGATTGCTAGGTCTAGCAGGATTTGTTGCAACAGGCAACAATAAAAAAGCAAATGTTTACACTGCTCCTACAGGCGATTCAGCAAATGATTTAGTATTTTCAAACTGGAAGCCGCTAGAAGCAACAGCAAGCGACGATGCGCCTGCAAGCCTAACAGCAGATGGCGAACTATGGTATAGCTCTGTAGTTGACGAAGTTGATATGCTAGTACACGACGGCAGCGGCGGCTGGAGAGGATACCTTAATGTGTATCCAGACACAAATGCTACTGGTCCAATTGTAAGTGCTACTGCGCCTACTACCCAAACAGATGATGTGAGCTCGCTTGTTGAAGGCGATCTTTGGATAAGCACAGCAGATATTGAAGAATACGGCAATGTATACCGTTGGAATGCGACTTTACTACAATGGGTTCTAATTGATAAAACTGATCAAACAACAGAAAATGGAATACTATTTTCAGATGCACGTTGGTCAGATGCAGGTTCTAACTCAGCAGCAGCTGATATTGATGAACTACTAGTCAGTGATTACTTAGATCCAGATGCTCCAGATCCAGCACTTTACCCAGAAGGTATGCTGCTATGGAACACACGTAGAAGCGGATTCAATGTAAAGCGTTTTGAGCGTAATTACATTGATACAAGTGCAGACAATGGAAGATTCCAGGTTGTTGGAAATAGTGGTGACCTTGAAGATCAGTCTATGGAAGCATACTACCCACACAGATGGGTAACTGATTCCGGAAACAATGATGACGGTTCAGGCACATTTGGACGTTTTGCACAACGTAAGTCAGTTGTTCAAGGCCTACAGGCAACAGTCAATAGCAACCAAGAAATACGTGACGAAGAATCACGTCAGTTTAACTTAATTGCTACACCTGGTTATCCAGAACTAATAGGTGAAATGATCACTCTAAACTACGATCGCAGATTAACAGCGTTTGTTGTAGGTGATACACCAGCAAGATTGACGCCTGATGCTACATCACTAAACGAATGGGCAACTAACGTTAACCTAGCAGTTGAAGATAACGATGATGGTGCAGTAAGCCGTGATGAATATATGGCAATGTATTATCCTTGGGGCTTTACAAGTGATAATGCAGGTAACAATGTTGTTGTTCCTCCAAGCCATATGGCACTAAGAACAATCATACTAAATGACCAAGTTGCGTTCCCCTGGTTTGCTCCAGCAGGTACAAGACGTGGCGGTGTTACAAACGCTACAAGCTCAGGCTACATTAACAGCGAAGGTGAATTTGTAAGTGTTGCATTAAACACTGGACAACGTGATACACTATACAGCAACAATATAAACCCAATTACGTTTATAAGTGGTGCTGGTTTAGTTGTGTTTGGTCAGAAAACTCGTGCAAGAAATGCAAGTGCGCTAGATCGTGTAAACGTAGCACGTTTGATTGTTTACTTACGTGGACAACTAGAGCTACTAGCAAGACCTTACTTGTTTGAACCAAACGATAAGATCACACGTGATCAAGTTAAAGCAGCAGCTGATGCTCTGTTACTAGAACTTGTAGGTTTAAGAGCACTATATGACTTCTTAGTAGTTTGTGATGAATCAAACAATACGCCAGCAAGAATTGATAGAAATGAGCTTTGGTTAGACATAGCTATTGAACCAGTTAAGGCTATTGAATTTATTTACATTCCATTAAGAATTAAAAACACAGGTGAAATAGCGGCACTAGGATAATATACGCATATAATGAGTAGGGGATTGCCCCTACTCAAATGTGTATAAATACTATGTATAGGAGATAAAGAATGCCAATCACAACTTTAACAAATATTTCGATACCAACAGAAGGCGCAGGTTCTAATAGTTCACTACTAATGCCTAAGCTACAATATCGTTTCCGTGTTTTCCTTGATAATTTTGGAACAACCGGCGGCGCTGATGGTACTAGAGAAATTTCAAGACAAGTAGTTGACGTAACTCGTCCAAACTTAACATTTGATCAAATTACAATTGATGCTTACAATTCAAGAACATATCTTGCCGGTAAGCACACTTGGGATCCTGTAACACTTACAATGCGCGAAGATGCCAACAACAATGTACAAAAAATTGTTGGTCAGCAGCTTCAGAGACAGTTTGATTTCTTTGAACAGTCAAGTGCAGTAAGTTCAGGTACATACAAATTCCAAACAAGAATAGAAATACTAGACGGCGGTAATGGTGCAACTGGTGCAAATGTTATTGACAGATTCCATCTTGTAGGTTGCTACATTGAATCTGCAAACTATAACACACTAGCATATGCAACTAACGATCCAGTTACTACTACATTAAGTATTCGTTATGACAATGCTATCCAGTTCGGCGCAGATGAAGACTTTAATGGCATCGGCGAGCCTACAGCTAGAATTTTAGCTGGCGGCACTGGTGGTACAACAGTTACTGGCTAATACATACTATAGATTGGCGTTTAATAAGGCGGGGATTGTTTATTCAGTCCTCGCTTTTTTTATATACGCACATATTTTCATAGGATAAATATTAGTATGAGTACAATAGATCCATATCTAATAAATGTAAACCTTGATGTGCATTTACGTGATGCAAGACACGCTCACCAATTGTTTACAGAATACGGCCACGCTTTTGCTCCTAAACAAAAGTTTCTTTATCACGTGGTTTTTCAACCTAGCAGTGCTTTGTTTGATTTTACACAATTCAATACTATGAAGTTTATAAAGGAGATCGGAGTACTTGCAAAACAAGTAGACCTTCCTAGCTTTAGAGCAAGCATAGAAAATAAACAACAATATAATAGAAAAAAGAATGTACAAACTAGGATAGATTATCAAGATGTAAGAATTACTTTACACGATGATAATTTAGGCGCCACACGAGCAATGTTAGAAGAATACTACAAATGGTATTTTGTAGACGGGAGCCAAAATATAAATGCAGGCGGCGCATTTAATCCAAGAGACAAGTATGCAGAAAAGGTTCCTTCATATGGTTTGAACGTAAAAAAATCCGATCCGTCAAAAGAAATTCCATTTTTTGATTTTATAAAGATATATCAACTTAGTAGACAAGAATGGTTTAGTTATACTCTAGTTAATCCGTTATTGTCTGCTTGGCAACACGGTGATTTAGAGTATGGAGACGGATCTGGAGTAGTAGAGAATACTATGACAGTTGCATATGAATCGGTTCTTTACGACAAAGGGAGAATAGGCGATAGTGGTGAACCTACACACTTTACTTCAGACGAAACACGTTATGATAATGTACCTAGCCCTATAGGATATAGAGATGAAAGTATATTTGAAAGATATAATTTATCTCCTAACCTTTTGAATACAAATACTAATACACCTTACGGTTTGATAGCTAGAGCAGCTAATACTGCATCAACAATACCACAAAGTAATATAAATGAAGCGCCACAAACAGGTGTACTAGAGCAAATAATTGTACCACTACAATCTCAAACGGTAGATACCAGCCAATTAAGCACAGGATCAACTGTAATCAATACACAGTCGGTAATAGAAAATTTGACTACAGATCCAGTAGCAAGATCAGGCTTTGTAGCACAGGCAATCAACACAGGGGCTGTGCCAGGAATTGATATTATCCAATATTCAAATTTGTCTACATCTGGTCAACAAGATATTACTGATGGTTTAATTAATCGTATACCAAATGATGTTAAATTAGCAAACTTTGCAAAAAATGCAGTGAACGCAACAAAAGGATTTAATGTATAATGGCAGATTCAAATAGTTTCTCAGATAATCCAAAAAAGGTTACACAAGAATTAACAAAAAAGTTTTTTGATAATTACTACAATAGAGAAATAAATTACAATGCATCAGAAGTTGACGCCGTAATTGGTTATTTTCTCAAGCGAGGATTCGATAAAATTGCTGCTGTAAATACAGCTAGTGTTCTTTTACAGCAAGCAGATATTGACCAAATAACTGTTTTTAAATTAATAGACACATTAAAGGGAGTTAATGACGTTCAACTTAGCAATATTGTTGCACAAATACTCAACATCAACCGCAGTAAGGTAAGCACACTAGGTTATAGAGTTCCTGAAAAAACACAGTTATTTGAACAACGTCAAATTATTGTATAATGGCACATTTTGCACAAGGTAAATTCAATCTCAAAAACCCTGAAAAATATGTAGGAAATAAAACGCCAACATATAGGTCAGGTTGGGAATTTACTTTTATGAAATTTTGTGATGAACATCCTAATGTATCACAATGGGCTAGTGAAGCAGTTCGTATTCCTTATAGAAATCCTTTGAGTGGCAAACACACGATATATGTTCCTGACTTTTTTATTGTTTATGCAGACAAAGGCGGCAAAAAACGTGTAGAATTAATTGAAGTAAAGCCTAGCAATCAAGCACTAAAGGAAAAGCTAGGTCGTTCAAGAGCTAATCAAGCACATTATGTCGTCAATCAAGCAAAATGGGAAGCTGCTAGAGCCTGGTGCAAACAAAAAGGTATATATTTTCGTATAGTGACCGAACAAGACATATTCCATAATGGTAAAAGACGATAAATAATACTAGCATATAATGGAAGCTACAATGACAAAAAAGTTAGAAGATTTATTAAACTTGCCCGATTCTAAAGAAATAATAGAACAAGCAGAAGCCCAAGAAGCAGAGCAAACAAAACACGAAATAGAAAGAGAAGAAACTTTTCGTGAAATAGCCGAGTTTGATAAAATAACAGCAGCGTTACCACAAGTCAAAGGCCTAGGCGAAATGGCTGACAAAGAACTTAACGAAGTTGCTGATAAAGCAATGAGTGCATACGAAGATCTAATGGACTTAGGTATGAATGTTGAAAGTCGTTACAGCGGCAGAGTATTTGAAGTTGCAGGCGGAATGTTAAAAACATCACTAGACGCCAAAGTTGCAAAACTAGATAAAAAACTTAAGATGGTTGAATTACAACTTAAAAAAGAAAAGCAGGACAAAGATGGTAATGCAGTCGCTGGCGATATTGTAAATGGCGAAGGTTACGTTGTAACAGATAGAAACAGTCTTTTAGAAAAATTAAAAGGTTTAGATAAAGGAAAATAATGTTTATATACGGATCCTTTGCTATGAAGCATTGGTTTCCAGATTATTTTCGGGAACCAGTTGATATTGATATTGTTGTGTATGATAATAATTTATACAATAAAAATATTATAAACAAAATAAACAAAAATAATTTGATTGAAGAAATAGTATGGGAAGAAGAAGCGCATTTTTATAAAGCGTTTGAAGATGACATACAGGATTATATATTATCACCAGATGGAATGTTGAGTGTACGTATGTCACACGCAATGTATAATTATAATCTAGATAAGGCAATTAATGATATCATTTTTTTGCAACAAAAAGGTGCAAAACACGATGTTGTAAAGATTGAACATCTGCGCAAATACTGGAAAATACGATATGCAGGTTTTAGAGAAAAAATGGATATGAATCAACCTCCAGAAATTTTCTTCAACAGTAATGTGCAAAGATTTGTAAACCACGACGAACTACACGATTTGTTAAAACTAAGTGACAAGCCAGCCTTTTCGAAAATATTAGATAACGATGTCACTGTTAAAGTAAGTAAAGATAAATTCGATCTCTTATCTAAACAAGAACAAATTAATACTTTTATAGAAGAAATATCTGTTCTAGCTTGCGAAAGGCACTATCGAGAAAATGATTCTAGAACTGCTTTTGTATATGCAGCACAAGATTTTTTAACAAGAATGACATCTGGATGGTATAACATATTTCTTTTAGAAAACATTTATGAAGTGTTTAAATTTAAAAATGCACAAGAAAATAACGACTATTTTGACCTAATGAATAGAATAATGGAATGGCTTCGAAGAGAAGAACAATCTAGTCAAATAATGATAAATAATATATAAACAAAGGATCATTGCGCAATGAGATCATTTACAGAAATACTTACAGAGTCTAAAAAGACTTACGAATTCAAAATAGGCATTGCTGGCGACTGTCCACCTGAATGTGTTGACAAGCTAGAAACTGCTTTGAAAAAATACAACTTGTCTAATATGTCGTCAGGTAAAAAAACACCTATACAAGAACGTCCATTAGATTTTCCGCAATTACAAAATATGGAAGTGACATATTTTGAAGCAACTGTAGAATATCCAACTACACCGATAGTTTTACAAGAGTATTTAGGAAAATGCTGTGGAGTAGATCAAAGTTATATTATTGTGCGCAATATGAACGATCCTAGAGAAGAATACCAAGAAACCAAAGACGATGCTCCGTACGAAACTTTGTTAGATAAAGAAGATATGGGCGGAGAAAGTGCTCAAGAATCGGTAGGCGGCAATCGTGTTATGGATTTATTAAAAGAATTAGAAACTGCTCGCAAAGAACGCGACCACGATGCAGCAGAAGGTGCACCTGTAGGAGAATCAAGCGATATAGGTGATACAGAAAACAGCAAAGCGGTCGTTGGAGGTTAACACAATGGATATGAAAAACTTAATTCAGCAAATGACTGATATAGAAAATTCAAAAAAAGAGCAGTTAAATGAAGCTGCAACAATTTCAATTAGTGCAGAAACAGGCGCAGAGATTGCAGATATGATAGCCGCTATGCAAGGACACGCAGGTATGGGTCCAAAGCCAGTACCAGCAGATATGCCAATGCCAATGCGTACTGACATTGAAAAGTTCCGTGCAGCAATGGACGACGATCCAAAAATTCCAGGAAAAGATGACGTAGACGGCGATCAAGATCTACAAGCAGGAGTACTGGGTGCATTAGCAGGCGGCGCATTAGGTTCCGCAGCAGGAGCAGCAACAGGTGCTACAGGCGCACTAGCAGCAAAAGGTGCTGCACTAGGTGCTAAAGCAGGTTCAGGAATTGCTGGCGCAATGGGCAAAGGTTTGGCAGGTAAAATGGCAGGCAGTGCAATAGGTTCTAAAGTAGGTTCGGCTGTAGGTAGCGCATTACCGGGTGCAGCAGGCGCAGCTATTGGCGATAAAATGACCGACAACATTGAAGAAGATGCTGATCCTAAAGTTGCGTCGATGATTGCCAAGTTTGTAGATGAAATGGATACAGATATGATGTACTACGGCGAACCTGATGTTGCTAAAGTAAGTATGTTAATAAAGCAAGGTAACATAGAAGATGCTGCTGGAGAAATGGCAGATGCTATGGCTGATCAAGATGGCGGCAGTGATAAGTTTGATATGGTAATGGCACGAGCTCAAGAATACATTGAAGATTATATGGACAATATGGGCGAAGGTTATGAAAATGAACCAAACCCAGAATATCAAGATCACAAGCATATGACAAAAGATCTAAGCGGCGGTATTAACCGTGAGAAGAAAGCATATGCTAAAGCACAAGATGGCGACAATGCAATGGCTGTAGAGTCAATTAAAGCAGCTTTAATGCAAGCACTTGCTGAAAAGAAAGCAAAGCCTGACTTTTTAGATATGGACAAAGATGGCGATAAAAAAGAACCAATGAAAAAAGCTATAAAAGACAAAGAAGCTAAGAAAAAATAAAACATTCCCCCAGCAAAATCAATAGCGTCTTCGGACGCTATTTTTTTGGTTAAATATACATATGAGTAAATCATTAGACGGCGTATTAACTAAAAAAGCCAATAAACAAGAAACATTTACTGAACAACAGATACAGGATCTTATGTTGTGTATGGATCCTGATGAAGGGTACTTGCATTTTGCAAGGCATTTTGCTTACATACAACACCCTGTGCAAGGCAAACTTATGTTTGATCCTTATGAATATCAACTTCGTTTGTTGCACAGTTATCATAGTTATAGATTTAATATTAATATGATGCCTAGACAAACAGGTAAAACTACCTGT